TTAAATCTGTTCCGTTTTATATTAACCCAGTCGCAAGTCCTTTTTCGTCGATGGCTGCATACATGAGCTATGTGTGGTTTATTGGATTTAACGTATCCTCTAGTTTTGTTAACTTAACACAGACACCTCTTGTTATTCAGCCTTTTTTAGCTGGAGAATATGGTGACGCTAAAGCAACCAAAGCATTAACTAAAGCCTATCAGTTATACTTCAAAGGAAACGGACGTGAACATAAGCGGATGGTTATGGGGGTTAATCTTGCAGATAAAACAGCGGGCCCTTACACTTTAGATCTCAAAACTGGCAAAAAAACATTTACGGGCCCTAATGCAAAACTATTTAAAAAAGGCGGCAGATACGCTAAACTATTTGACTCGGCAGAAAAAAGTGCAGCTTTGCGCCGCGGTTTAAGCTATGAGATTACAGAACTTAGGAGAGATTTAGGACAGGGCCTTGTAACAGAAGGACGGCTTCGAGCAAAAACAGAAAACGTAATGAACTTCTTGTTTCAAAATTCAGAGCGGCTTAACCGAGAAACTGCTTTAATTGCTGCATTTGATTTGGCTAAAGATGCAGGGAAAAGTGACGAAGTTGCCATACAAGAAGCCATTGAGCTTACTCACAAGGCACATTCACATGCGCTACCTGAAGTTGGACCTCGTCTCTTTCAAACAGGGTTGCCTAAAGTAATGTTTATTTTTAAACGTTTTGCGCAATCTCAAGTTTATTTAGCCTCAAAATTATTCTTTGATGTGTTTGACCGCAAAGCAAAAACACCCCAGGAGTTAGAAGCTAAACGCATAGCTAAAAAACAACTCTTAAGACTTTATGCAAATTCAATCTTAGCCGCAGGTATTCAGGGTGCCCCATTCTATGGTTTAGTATCAGTCCTCGTATCACTTCTCGTTGATGACGATGATGATCCAATCACACTAGATCAATGGGTAAACCAAACTGCAGGAGATGTGGCATATCGCGGCCCACTAAGTTATATAATTGGCGCGGATGTATCACCACGTATTGGTTTTGGTGATTTAATATTTAGAGAAAATGCGGCAAGGCTAGAAAAAGTAGGGGCTTTTACATACGCTGTGGAAACACTAGGAGGCCCGGCTTACTCAGTAGGCCGGAGAGCAGTTGAGGGAGCCGGAGATGTAATAGATGGAAGCTATTTACGCGGACTTGAAAAAATGATTCCTACCGCATTTGGCAATACGCTCAAAACATTTAGATACGCAACTCAGGGTGTGCGTAATAGAAATGGTACTCCGATTGTTGAAGACCAAAGCGCGTACGAAGCCTTTATGCAAATCATGGGATTTACTAATATTGAAATCTCTGAAGCTTACACACGAGCTAACGCTTTAAAACGACCAGAAAGAATATTAACTCAACGTCGCGCGGCTTTACTACAAAAACTATATTTAGCCGATGTCTTAGGCGACCGTGAGGGCGTTAAAGATATTGAAGAAGAAATAAAAGAATATAATAAAAAAGCTCCAAGAAGCTTTAAAATTACTAACGATACAAAACAACGCTCAAAACGAACTAAAGAATCTAGATTTAAAAACTCAGTTGACGGCGTTTACATTCCTAAGAGATACTTAAAAGATTTAGAAGACCAATATAGTCTTGATGAAGACTAAGCAACGCGCCACGTTCTAACCCCCATCAAATCACCTTCAACAACTACGCAGGTTCTAACTTTTACTTTTGCTCGTTTTGCCCCAGCTATAATTGCATGAATAAGTGGGGCACTTTTAAGCGTGGGTATAAAAAAACTATCTCCAACTTTCATCATCTCGAATGGAAATAACCACTCAGGCTCACTATGCAGTTGCATGTTTTTTAATTTCAAACTGAGACGATAACGTACTAATCTTAATTCTATAAACTGCTGTTGCTGATTTAGTTACATCTTTCCATCCGGCATTCATACGTTGTTTTATATTAGATCCCGCTTCAATTTCTACACCTGCAAGTTTCATTTGAAATACAAACTCTTTTGTACTAATTACACGCTCGGCAAGGTAAGCATCAAACTCACGTTTAGAAAGATACATATAGTCTTTATCATAATCTACACGTGCTATGATCGCTCTATAGGGTTCATTAATAACTTTGCCGTCTTGTAGAGTAAGAGTTTTGTCAATGTTTTGGTCTAAGTAATCTTGCATAGTGCTTTCGTAGTCTACATTATTTATCTTGACAACTTCATCCCTGATAGTAATCATTTCTCCAACAACAAACTTATAAATTCTTTCTAAATCAATGTTCAATATATTAGCTTTATTTACTATCTCTCCGGCAGTCATAGTAACAGCCACTAAATTTTCATAAAATCGATAGGCGGTATCATTACCAAAATCATGAACGAATCGGTTTTCCCATTTAGCTAAATTGTTTTTAATAACCTTACTATCTCCGAATTTAAATACTGCCTTAACAAACCTAGAACCCGCCCAACCATAATGACTATTGAATTCGTCAAAGATTTCTTTGCCCAGTCTAGCGTCGTCCATAAATGCTTTTGGCTTTCTTACGGGGAACTCAATTAGTCGAGCCGCTTCGCCATTAGGATTAGAACGAATTGTTTTTAACTTGTCATAAATACTGTGATTAGAAGTCATGATAGCAATCAAAGATGCAGGGGCTTCGTAGTCACGCTCAGAATTAGTCGACGCTTGCATTTTAAGTTTTGCTTTACCTTGCGAGACCGCTAAAATAAAGTCAGACAATAAGTATGGGTTCTTGTTGCCCACTTCATCAAACCCAAAAGGTAAGTTATGTAGGGTTAAGAATCTACCTTGCAAAGCGTTTGCTGTTGTATTCATAACAGTTAAATCTTTAGGCTTGCCCCATACACTCATTGCTCCATACAGTGCGCCTGTCTTAGCGGCACCGGACTCCCCTGTCAATGATATAGCCACACCTGTTGTAGATGAGAAGTCCATAAGAATAGACCCGAAGCCGCAGAGCATGGTAAACATGTGCATCTCTAAACCATTTTGATTTAATTTTTGTGCGGCACTTTGCCACCCTTCATAGCTACCACTTTGTGATAAGAAAGGTGCAACAGATTTTGCAAGCGGTGATATAGGAGTGCTTTTTTCTGAACCGTCTTTAGTTATCTCCATACTTCCTATAACAAAAGAAGTCTTGTCGTCGTTCCACCCCATTTGGTCATACATAACATCATATTTGTTTTTCTTTTGCATATCTTTAGCCCAATTAATAAAATATTCCATGATTAATCCCTCCTGTTCTATTGATTCATAATAAATACCTTGACTTGTCAGGGCCTTTCGTAATTCTGACTTTTCATAAACTGCTGTCATTGGCAATATAAACTCTTGTAGTCCATCATGTGGGTGCCATACATTAATAACTAAACAGTTACCTTCTGCAGAACTTCTTACATGGCGAACCGCTTTTACTGTATATTCATAGATAAGTTTATCTTCCTTGTGAACATTCCCTTTTTTATCTGTTATTGTAACTGTCTTAAATACACCCCCTACCTTAGCCCCTATCCAATAGCCTTTTTGATCCATCGTGTCAGGCATACCTGCTAATTCTTTATTTATCTTAGGTAAATGTTCCCCTTCTATAACATGTTCTTCAGGCAGTTTGATTGACATTCTATGAAGTTGAATTGGAGTAGATATTTTTTCCCAGTGAGGGCAGGCAGTGCATATATTAGGGTTGGTATTATTAAAATCTTTACACGTCTTAGGTGCTCCAGTAGCTTTTCTTTCGGTCTCTTCATAACTATATTCGGGGTGATCTTTTGATATAACATGAATGACTTCATCCCGGTCAACACAGTTATTAGCTAAAGATAAGACGCGCCACCATAGCGGTTCTTCAGCTGTTTTAATATTGTCAAGATAATATTTAAGTTGTCCACAGCCTTTCTCTCCACCCTTTATACTATCAATAAGCAACGGTTTAAAATGATTTTCGTAGTTGCCATATTTAAGTTTTTTATCTTCTTCAGTCATTGGTAACTTTTTAACAATCTCTTCTAATGGAACTTCTATTTCACCAATAGCTTTAGTAATGTCTTCAAGATTATATTCAGGAGCATCTTTTAAAACAAGCGTAGGACGCGGAGGATTCTGTTTATAATTATTAGTATCAGGACATCTAAATAAACGAGAACTATCCGCGGTAACAACAGGATCTATTTTAAGTCCTTGTTGTATACATAAATTTTTAAATGCAGTAGCTAAAGGTTTCCACTCATCAATCTTAATTTGATTCTTTAAAAACCAATATGCATGAATGCCATTTCCACTATTGACAATCGCTGGCATAGGTAACTTTGATGATTCTAAAAACTTACTTAGATCAATTAAAGCTTCCTTCTGAGATTTATAGTCTTTATTATCCCCCACATCTAAATCAATAAAGAATGATTTAACTAGAATTGAGTTGTTTGCTTTCCTATCCTTTTCATTGAAGGTACTCATCGCAACAAAAATGTTTCTGTCATGCTGTTTGCTTGCTTCTATAAGTTCTACTAGCTCCTCTACGCTTGTAGTGTACTCATGCACAAAAGATTTAGTGTTGGCGGTATTGTAAGCTATACAATAATACCCTTCATTAGGCAGGGCTTTTTCATAAAATTGATTTAACATTAATCCCTTTCTCTCGACAAAAATACTCCGAAGTTATCCCCCGGAGCATCTTCAATTGTAACCCCATAAGCCACAATAATCAACTTAATTTAGGTACAATATTAGCTTCTAAAAAAGACTTTGCTTTTTTCATTTCTGAAATAGGCAGTTCTTCCGTGTGGTTTTCTAACTGTGCTTGCCATGCCTCATCAAGCGCAGCTAAGAATTGTTTAATTTTAGTTTCGTTTTTATCCCTGATGGGAGAACCTCTAAACCAACTATGAATAGTCATTCGAGATACCCCAAAAACTTTAGCTACATCAGTGATAGGAAGGTCTGCATTAACGCAGGCCTTCGCTAACCGAACTCCAAGTTTTTCTTCGTCAAGATTGTTAAGCTCGACTAAAAATCTAGGACTATATTTTTTAGGCATGGCCTACTCCTTTGCCCACTGATTAATAATATCTGATAAATCGTCAGCAGGTTTTGGAGGTATGGTTGTTTCTATTCTAACCTCAGGTTCACCAACGTCTGCTTCAGCACTCACACTTTCAAATGTTTCTGCAGGAGCTTCTGTTGCTGTATGGACATATCCATCTTCCTCGTCAAACCCAAATCGATTTGCGCTATTATTACCCTGAACATAATCAATTACTTGAACTGCCCGTAAACGTAATGCCACACCCGCACCAATCAAACTTGTGTAGTATGGGGCAATAGTGCCGTTTACTTTAATAATAGAGCCGCCCCAGATATTACTTTCTGGCATAGGCATGCCCTTAGAATCAAAGATAGCAGGCTTGTAGGCCGCTTTTGATTTAAATCTAAGGATGACATTGCCAGTAGGTTGGCCTGCCTCATCGAGCTCTTCCATGTATGGAGGAGGCGCCTTCTTAATTTCTTTGCCTTTAGCCTTTTTAATTTCAGCCTCAACGTTATTAGCAAAGACTTCGTTGATCTGTTTCAGAATAGGAATTGCTTCCTGTTTTGGTAGAATCAAATTAACTTTGTATTCCCCCTCTTCTGAAAATTTAGTATCGGGTTGTGATAACCACGGATACTGAGCCTCACCTTTTGGTGTGGTAAATGTTACGTTTTGTTGTGCCATATAATACTCTCCTTATTTAGATGACGGTTTTCTTACAGTTATTTTAAATTCCCTCATGGTACTGATACCTGGAGGGAGTCCCTCTTCTCCTCTAGTACTAATAAACTCTTTAAAGTTAGTCTGACTTATGCGTTGTTGTAATAACTCAAGTGCTTCATTTTCCATAATGAATTTCTTAAAGTTATCCCAGTCACCACATATGTAGTTTTCTTTTAAAGTTTTTACAATAGTACCGCTCTCGGTGCGTAATGTTTCGGCACCAATGTCATTACAAGTATTCAACATTGCTTCCTCTAAGCGATCCATCTGCTCTTTGAAAACGCTGTCTTCTTGCTCGTATTTTTTAGCTAGTTTTTCTCGCTCTCTTCTGATAGCAAGATAAGTAGTTACCATATCGTTTACTTTTACTTCGCTCATGTTTTAGCCTCTATTTTATTCATAGTCCTATCTCCTCTCTATATAAATCAACTAATTGCGTATGCGCATCTACCTTACCCTGTAGCATGGCATACATCTTTTTTTCAATGGCTGAGCCTTGTAGATGAACAACAGTCATCTTGTTCTTTTGCCCTACTCGGTCAATCCGTGCAACACATTGTAGGTAAACTTCAACACTCATAACAGGCGACCAAAATACAATCGTATCTGCTCGAGTTAAAGTTACACCATGTGATGCTGATTGAGGTTGTATGACAAGAACCCTAGGTTCGTCAGCCGTTTGAAACTCTTTAATTATTTGTGTCCGATTAGAAGCACTTACATTCCCATTAATAATAGAATTTGATATGTTATTTTGATTTAAATTTTCAGCAATGATTTGTATCGTATGTCGATAGGGCACAAATATTAATACTTTATTATCTGTTTGTTCTATTGTTTCCATTAAGGCAGTTAACCGAGGAGCAATATCAAAGTCAATTACTTTTCTGTCGTCGGTGTAAACTGCCCCTCCTGAAATTTGTAATAGCTTATTCATATTAACTGCGGCATTAACTGAAGTAACTTCTTCTCCCCCCGCTTGAATTAAGAAATCTTTCTTCAATTGATTATAATATTTTTCTGCTTGCTTAGTTAAAGGCACAATTCGTGTTTGATACATAACGTCAGGTAAATCAAGACAATCATTCTTAGCAAAACGAATAGCCGGCTGTAGTACTTTAAATACTTTATCTTTACTGTTAGGTCTTGGTATCCATTTAAACCGAGTAATTTGTTGCATGACGATGTCACGCCATGCGGAAGAAAATTTAGGTACTCGGTGTGGACAAACAAGTCGAGCCAACCCAAAAGCATCAACAGGTGATTGAGATGCCGGAGTTCCAGTCAGCATCCACAATTTAGTAGAGGGCTCTAATATTTTGTTTAATGTTTTCCAACGTGTTGTTGTAACAGATTTATATGCATTAGCTTCGTCTACTACAATTAAATCAAAGTTAGCTTTTTTAATATCGTCTTTAACAATTGCCACGCCGTCGTAATTGATAATAACAAACTCGTACTGAGGATTGTTAATAATAAGCCTACGATCATCAGCAGTCCCATAAGCAACGCCAGGCACACGATGAATACATGTGTTATAAATGTCATTTTTCCATGCGGAAGTCATAATCGAGAGAGGGCATATAACCAGCACTCGTTTGATTTTCCCCTCGTTCATTAAATAATCAGCCGCCCAAAGCACAGACGACGTCTTTCCTGTACCTGCTTCGTTAAAACAAAATGCTCTAGTATGCGTACTTAGAAATTCAGAAGTTACTTTTTGGTGGTCGAACGGATGAAAGCGTCCTGTCCATTTATAGTCCCGAACAATCGGAGAAGGTAAAGGTTTTTTAAAGATGACTAACTCATTGAGTTTAATCATTTCATCAAGTCCCCAATAAACAAGGACGTCTGCAAAATCCCCTCTTACTTGTGTTACTGATGCTTTAGATATGTGACCTTGTATTCTTGTGGCCGTATCATTAGGCACAGTAATTTTAACTGCTTTATTATCTATTAGTTCCATGTTCTCCTCTCATCGAAACTATAGTATAAACTATAAAGAGGAAATAAGGCAAGTATTATTTTACTTTTTTGTTGGTTTTTTTCTTTCGCGTTTACTTGTTTCGCTCACAAGTTTTCCTGAAGAGCTACGTTTGAATGACCGGTTTTTAGATTTAGACTGAATAGTCACACCATGTTTGTTAGAGCCCCCTTTAGAAAAGGCTTTACGGTGTGATACATCTTTTCCTTCCCGCGCATCTGCTTTACCATTACCGTTTTTATCAGGCAATTTTTTATCTAATGCACGACGAGCACGCTGGCGCTCCATACGATTTGCATGTTCACCCCTTGCTTTTTGTTTCTCGTACTCTTTTTTGTAAGGTCTTTTTTTGTTGACGTATGGCATTTTCTGTCACCTTTTTACACCAATTAATAAACTGTTCTACTTCCATGTTTCCTCGGAACGAATTAATCGCCCTACATACTATCTGTATGTTATCGTAATTATACTCTTTTCCCGCATTAATTCTATCGATACTTGCGTTGGTCAGTATGATTTCTCCCCGCTTATGGTAGCAAGTAAGCTCGATCCCGGACAATGCGCATCGATAGTTTTGTGCTGCTGTTTTGCCTACTAATTCAGCAACTGTTAAGGAGTGATCCTTTTTAGTAGACAGAATGTGTTTATAATATTTATCCCAGTTATGATTGTCTCTTTCGTACCGTTGATTAACTCGGTAAATGTTATTACATTGAGGAGAACAATTTATGTGTTTAGGGTGGTTTGTCTCGAAGGGCGTATTACATGTAATACAAACTTTTCTAAACATTCTACTTCCTAGGTTTGTAAAACTCGCAAGTATCAACAGGGCACCATCCACAAAGCGGAGTTGGATTAGGTGTCCACACATCGTCTTTATAAGAAAGAGATAGTCTATCTAAGGCCTGTTGAAATTTTTTCCAAGACTGGTGAATAGTATCTCTCGTATATTTTTCTTGTACAAAACTATTTTTTAAAATAAACAAAAGTCCTGCTTTAATATTTTCAATGTCAGGAAAATGTGCAAAAATCATAAGCGCCATCAATCTTAATTGTTTTGGGTCAGGATATTTGTTGCTACCCGTCTTATAATCAATGACGTAAGCGTCTTTACCATTAATAATAACTAAGTCGGCGATACCTCGTACCCATCGTTTCTCGTCATCAAAGTCACACGGCTTAAATTGTTTGTCGAGTGCCATTTTATATTCTGGATATTTCGTACCGGGAATCGCAATTAAAGTATCAACTACTTTTTTAAATCGTTGGTAGTTTTTAGCAAGCTCTTTGCCATCCTTAACATAAAGTTCTAATGCTTCGTGAACTTCTTTACCATAAATGGTTTGAGGCGTATCAATGAATTCGTAGTTCTTTAATACTCTTATTTCGTGGTATTTTTTTGGACAATTCTCATATTCTTTTAAAGAAGAATAACTCCACGTAAAATCAGTCATCGGCCTTGCCCTCTGTATTTTTTATAATTTGATTTGATATTTTTATTCATCGTGCTCGTCTTAGGGCGTCGGCCTCCTTGTGAAGTACGTTTGTGTAAAGCTTGATGTTTTTCCCCTATTAAATTTTGTTTAACTTTAGCCATTGTTGCATCCAATTAAATTTTTCTTAGCTTTTTCCATTTGTCGCCTTCCTTAATAAAAATAATTTTTTCTTTTAATTCTTCTGGTATATTCATAAAGTTTTCGTGTAGGCAAATAGACCTAAAATCAGGGAGGTAATCTTCTGCGAATTCATTAGCTGTGTAGCAGTCTTGGAAATGCCCAATATAAACTCTATGGTTATCCTCATAAGTTGACTCAACAACCAAAACAAAAAGATATTCAATCATGCCCCTTTCCTAAAAATTTTAGTTCTTCTTTTTCTGTAATTAAATCTTTGCGAATACATCTGTAGCCGTTGTATTCTTTTTTACCCCTGTAATTTTTAATGTAGTGTATGTTTGCTTGAGTGCAGTTTTCAAACGTGCCTCCAAATTTTTCATCGGGGCCCAAATCACCTACTAAACTGATTATTAACACAAATTCCATCATAGTTCTTTCCCACAAGACTCACAAAGAACAGGCTGACTCTCTGTCTTTTGCTGTTTATACCTACAATGCTTACACCGTATTCCAAATATTCTATCATATCCGTCGTTAAATGCCTTGTTATTTGTTGGTCTTTGTTTACTACCTTTTCCTGCTTCGTGAGACATTACCAAAAAGCCTCCAATCTTCCTTTGCGTCTTATTAAATGTCCTTGCATAGTAATTCTATATTCATTAGGTACATATTCTTTAAGCCCTGCTATTCTGTGAAACGCCGTGCCATCATGCAAAATCATGCCCCCTTTTTCATAAGGAATATGTTGCATTTGACAATATTTATCCAAGTAATCTATACCCGCTCCAGATGCTGGTTGTTCAATGGGTATAGTAAATGTATATGGGTCTTCTGAACCAAGAAATAATGTTTCATGAGGTAAATCTTTGTGCCAATTTCCAGCAATATCTTTTACTATAAACACAGGGTCGCTCGGAAAAATATGAAAGCCCGGGCATCGTAAATCCCAAGAAAGATTGATAGGTTCATGAAAATATTCTTCTAATGTTTGTAATGCTCGTTCATGTAAGTCCCCAAATTCTCCAAGGATTAGTGCATTATCATAGCGAATATCTTTTATATATTCAGGAGTCTGTCCATCAAGGTAAGCGCTGCGCCCAAGGGTAAAGAACGGATACTCTTGCGACCGACTAATCCACTTCTCTGTTAAATTGTAAACGCGTTCAGTAATGTCATTTGTGTCAATCTTTAAATTAAATCGCACGTAGTTCATTATTAACAATCTCCGTTTTTATCTTTTTCTCTTTCTTGCTGTATAAGTTCTTTTACATAGTCTTGCCTATATTTATACGACTCTAATAGCTCTACATCATTTTCAATAATCACATCTGACTTAGCAATTTGCAGATTAAGTCGACCAATATGATATGCTGAATCTTGGAACAAAGCGCTTAATCCCTCTCTACCATACTCTTGAAAATATCTATCCACATACCCTCTATCCGCTCTTTGAAGTTGTTGTACTTTAAGTTCTGAATTTTCTTTTTGTTGTCTAAGTTCCTCTTGCTCTTCTTTTGCTTTCTTGCGTTCTATTCTTCTTTCTTTTGCTTCTTTTTCTTCTTGTTTACGTTTAGTTTTTAATTCTTGTTTTCGTTTTTCTATTTCATCTACATAAGTAAGTGGAGTTATTTCATCTTCTATTTCATCTTGTAAAACTATTTCTCCCTTAAAGAACCAATCTGTATTATTATTTTTTTCTTTTTCTTTCTCTTTTTCATCTTTTCTAGAATGAGAATTATATGTCTGCACATAATGTTGGTCTATACTATTTAATAATTCTTCTTTTGTCGGGACATCTGTATCATACTCAAGGGTATATAATCTATCAGGATCAATTGTGTCTAAATAGTCTACATACCCATTTATTTTCCAGTCCATATACCGTTTTAAATTCCGAGTGGCATACGGCTCGTGCTGTCTAAAAATACCTCGCCGTTTAACAATCTCCATAGTTATCAGCATATCCTCCTTCACAAGCAATAGGTAAATCTTTACCCCACACAGGCGGTTTTGACATTTCTGTCATTAAAAAGTCTAATGCCTCATCGGCTTCTTCCTTTGCTGCGGTGACAACAACTGCATCATGCACAGTCAATACAGGTTTATATTTTTTATTAATTTCTATCATCTGTTCACCAATTACTATTCTAGCTAGTGCTTGGACAATGTTCTCGACAACTGCACCTCCCCAAATAGATACTTGTCCTTGACGACTTTGGTATACGTACTTTCCTCTAGCTTCTGATGTATCCCATTTTAACTGAGGATAGTAAATGTATAATCCGTTTGGTAACTTTAATCCATCAGGGGTAACTAAAATTGTTTTATGTTTATCAAGATAGTATGGCTCCTTTTTAGATGCAATAGCTTCCAATGCATTATCGCAATCTCTCCACAACTCTATAACTTTATAATTAACTTCTCTATAAATTCTTACAAAGTTTTGACATTCAAGGTCAGATAGGTCAGCACCAGGCGGGGAGGTTTTCAAAGTGTGTTGTAACTTTGACCACCCAGTGCCATAACCTAGTCCTAAAATACAAGTCTTACCTACAAAACGTTCTGTTCTATTTCTTTTATTTATCTTTTTGTTATAAACTTTTGATGCAAAGTTTGAATATACATCTTCATGATTTCTAAATTGTTCAACTACATCATCTTGACCAGCTAACCATACAAGTATTCGAGCTTCAATTTGTGACGAGTCAACATTTAATATAATGTGGCCATCAGGTGGAAGTATAGCTTGTTTCAGTGCTTTCTTTTTTGCGTCACGACTCGGTAAGTTTTGAAAGTTTACTTTGTCTAATCCTGACCATCTGCCTGTATGAGCACCATAATATTTAAGGGGGATTGGAAGTTTGCCTCTGTTTCTTGCACCTATGTCTATAAATCTTTCTATACGAGATTCTTCAATAGTAGACTTTGTTCCTAATCTTACAGCACACAGTTCTTGTATAAAAGAATTTTCATGTTCACATAACTCTTGAAAGCCAATATCATTTTTAGCAAGGGCATATGTTTCTTTGCCTGTGGTTGGGCTTATCTTTAATGGTACTTCTATATCAAGTTCTTCTAACAACTCTGCAAATTGTTTATTACTTGCTAATTTTTTACGTACACATTCCTCGTCTTCACATTCAAGTCTGTTCTGTAAGCCTGATAATAATTTTTGTTTCTCTTCTTTTACTTCTTCTAATCTACTAATTAATAACCCATCATCAACTTGTAACGTAGGTTGCATGTACATGCGAAGTGTAATATCTATTAGTTCTAATTCTGATTTGGGAAAATTATTGAATAGTTTTAAAAATAAACTATATGTAAGCTCTACATCGTTTTTACAGTATTCACCATATTGACGTAACTCATGTGGGTCAAAGTCTTCAAGCCTTTTACCTTTAGCATTTAAAACTTCTGTACCTTTTTCTCCAAGTTCATATCGTTCAGCTAATGCTTTTAAAGAACCGCCTGCATTAACACCATGTATTGCACGAGCCATAGACAAAGTATCAAAATAAACTTTAGGTATGATATTAAATACCCATGCAAGAATAGCACCATCAAATAACATGTTATGACATACTAATCCTGACTCTTTCCAATCTATTTCATTAAGCACTGATTGTATTTCTTCGGCGGAACCAACATGCCACTTTGTTTTATCCATGTTGATTTTTATACCAACGCCTATAACTTGAAACAAAGGATTTTTTATATATTCCTCTGTTGTAAGTTTATTTAGTCCATAACCTATATCATAGAATGTCTCGAAATCAAGTGTTACTATTTGTTTCATCACTCCCCTTCTTTTCATTTTTGCAGTAACCTACTAAATTAAAGTTACCCATCTCGGTGGTATAAGCACAGTACCATTTGCCTCGGCAATAAAATTTTGCGTCCTGTTTGCACTTGTGACAAACTGCTTTTCCTACTTTAACTACCATGTTTGTATCGCTTTAACCTTTCTTTTGCTCGGTGATTCATATTTTTCTTTTCCTCATCTGATGCATAAAGCCATCTGTCTAGGTCATCATAACTTCTACCACAAGCAATACACATAGGCTCATCTTCAAATTCTTCGTATCTACATACGTTCTTACAAGGGGACTTCGTGGTCATAGTTTATTAGCATAAAGTTCATGTTCGTTACGGCACTCAATGGAACACCAACGGCGAGTGTCTTTTTCTTTGATGGGGGCGTCACACCATATACATTTACCTGAATCATTCTCAGGTACGTTGGTATTGATTGACTGCATGGTCACTTTTAATTGACGCTCAACCTCATCATTCGCTATGTCTGCTTCATCTGCCACTTAGATTCCCCAAATATTTATTCCAATTAACTCCCATACGTTTTTGTGTTTTGGTCAAGACGGGAGGCAATTGTATTCTACCTTCTTCTTCTAATCTTTCCAACACTGCTATTCCAACTCCCGCATACATAGCTATCCTTGTTCTATTTGTATCGGGGTTTTCTTTCATAAAACGTTTAGCTCGCGCTAAAAATTCTTCTTCTTGTGTTCTACTGTAATGAGTTCTAGGCATTTGTTTCCTTTCTTAAAATGGGGGTTCGCCAAACTTGGCCGTGAATTCATCATGGCTCATTATGTTTGATGGTATTTCTGTTAGGGTTGTTTTTATTGAACAGTCGGGTTTATCTTTTACAAACCACTCTGCGTCAACTTTTGTATTAAATACTCGTAAAGGCTCAAGGTCTTCATCAAGTATTATAAACTGTTTAGTCGTCACATGCACCACCAACGCAATACTTCCCATGAATAATCTCGTTAGCTATCTCTTCTGAGAGCTTTAAACGTTCTGCGTCGTCAATGCTTTGTTCAATTTGTTTGAGTTCATCTGTTTGTAATAGTAGACTAATTTCGTCAACTATTATTTGGGCGTCTTCCGCGTGTGAATCGCCCATCTTATGTTCATTAAGTAGTCTTATGTGATCTTGTAATAAACTTTTTGTTCTTGCGAAAAGGTCTTTACTCATTTTGATCTCTCACTTTCTTTCTTAGTTTTTGTAAATAATAATCTGCTTTGTCTAAATCTTCGACACCATTCTTCAGTGCAAATCGCCACACATATTTAATTACGTTAGCGACACAGACAGCGACGATTCCAACAAGCCCCGTGGTTGCCGACTCAATGGCATCAATACACTCGACTTTACCTTGAATGTAATGTACCGGCCGATTTACGTTATCTTTCTTCATAATTAAATGTTTGTTTGCCTGTAACATAATACTCTAGCATATCCACATTTGTCTCGTCAATAAGAAGAGCCGTTCCACCGTTAATCGAAATGTCACGCAAATGTTTTTGTTGTAAGGCCGTTGGCTTTCCACCATTGGCCTTACACTCAATACCAAAAAACTTTCCCTTATAGCAGGCAACAATATCGGGAACACCACTACTGCCGTATCCACCCGTAGAGGCGTAGAAATAATACGCCCCTAGTTTTTTAAGTATCTCACAAACTTTTACTTTAACCTTCTTTTCGGGTGTCATCTATAATCTCCACATCTATGGGTTGGTTATCTTCTAACCATTCTTTAAAGTCGTTAAATGATACTTCAGGAGTTATCTCTTTATGCCAGAGCAGTTCGAGTATCCCAGACATGCCTCCAATGACTGCAAGTAAGTCGTGCCGATCTGCTTGCCATATATCAGTAGAACAGCCAAAGTAATCATAAATATCATTTTCCGTATAATCAATTATTTTCCTTTTTAACATTATTTCATCTCCTCTCCGAATGCAGTTTCAATACATTCAGCTTTAGTTTTTAAAAATACTGTACTGCCATAGTCAACAGCTTCATAGGCAATACCTTTTTTACAAACGATTTCTCTTGCCACAGGGTTTACTAAATCATCATAGGCCTCGTAAGCATGTACACCACAATACCCGATTGCTGTACCTATCACTATACCTAAACACAGATCAGCATACCCTATCTTTCCTACTTCTCTTATTTCCATTAAACCTTTCTTTTTAAACATTACGATACCCTCTCTAACATGGTGTATAAAACTGTACAACATGCAAAGCCGATACCAAAGCCAAAAGCGAAAGATAATATTATCTTGCCCCGAGCCTCGCGCTCAAATTGCATTTTCCATAACCATCTACGTTTTGCATCTCTTACTTTTACACTTTCCATATCTACATACATGATATTCTCCTTTAAATTTTATAAATAACTTCATCTTCTCCCAACTCTCGCACTTCACACATCTGATCTGCCAACGCACGTTTCAAATGTGCCAAGTGAAAGTTTGGGTGTGTTGCCTCCACGACAAACTGTCTTCCTACTACCTTAAGTCGTGGCGTTTGAGAAGCGAGAATCTTCGCCTCTCGTTGATCTTTCTTTGTTATAGATGTCATTGTAAATCTCCATAGGTTGAATACAATCGTGGTAGGTGTGATGCTCTGCATACTTCTGATCGTTCCCCCACGTCCAAGTCACAACGATCTCGCCCTCGTAGTATGCGTCACCTGAATTAAACTCAGTCTCCTCATACATTTGCGATTCGTCCCAATCAATCATATAGTCTGCCCACCCATCTTTGTAATACCATTCGAATCGGATTTTCTCGGCCTCGTTCTTGCACCACTCGGCGACCATTGATTTAGTTAGTTTCTTCAGTTTCATTTAGATACCCCCATTCTTCTAACCAAGTTTTTTCAGAACCCTCTATCATGCAATCAAGTATGTCATTCCCTCGTTCGATAAGAAGTTCTTGAAATGTGTTTTCCATTGTTGATAAAACTGTGGCACAAAAGTCGTCCGACCATTCAGGTCTGAACCTTTTAATATCATCTACATGCCACCTTGTGACTGCATACCACTCGTTTTCATGTCCGTCATCATTAGAATAGTCTTGTCGTTTCTCGCTCATTTGATACCCTCCGCTTCCATATATTTATTAACCATATTTATGTCCTCGCTTTCTTCGTAGAATACAACTAAGGCCTCCATCTCTAGTTCCCGTAGTACATATAAAGGTATGCTTGATACTTCAACTGTATCTTTGTAAGTACCTATGTGGAACACGTTTGCTTTATGCCGATCGAGTTCGGGCGAGTAGTATATGTCGGCTGAAACATACCATGTCGTACCGTAATCGTCATCAAGTTCTTGTTCAAATTCTAAGTCTTGTCGCACCAACAAGTACGGGTGCGTTTTACCAAATGTTTTTGGTCGTTTAATTGCTGTACTCATTATCCCTCCTCCTCTGCTGTTATTTCAACGTCAATTGGCTCACCCCAAGACATGTTGTTTTGTACCACCCACTCTGCTTCATCTTGGTCTACGGCTTCAACTATCTTAGGCTCGTAATGCTGTTTAATAAATACAATAAACTTTTTCATTTTACTCATCTTGCATACCCCTTTCTCTCAAGTTCTTTATCAATATCTAAAAAAATCATACGAAGCGTTTCGTCTGACAACACTTCACTGTCTAGTACAAAATGAACAAGGGCGTCATCATTTACCCTTAATGTTACGGGCAGTTTGATTTCGTCAATGTCATAATCTAAACTCATTCTTCACCTCCTATTTGAATTTCGTTTTCTGTAAGTTCATAGACCTCAGCGACTATGCCGTACTCGTCTAAAGCTTCGGTGACTTGTGTTAGAAAGTCTTCGTTGGTGATGTAAGCACTTTCAACACACACCAAAAACTTCTTTGGTTCTTTTTTTGAAGGTTGGTCAATAGACTTTGAGACCAGTTCTTCTATATTTTTCATGATTGAATCTCCTTTTGTAAAATAAATTTAGTCATCACAATCCCCTAGTTCCCACAGCCTGAGTCGTTCTTCGTCCCACCCAAGTTTGCGTTCGCGTCTTTCTCGTGCTTCTTCCTCTTGGTCTTCGTCCCACCTTTCTCTGAATTCATCTATCATTTGCTTTTCTCCTCGATTGTATAAATAGCCATGTCAATATCCTCTGATGTTTGTTATCTGAGCGTGGGCAAGATGTTCTCCTTGCCCGTAGCGTCAGCTATATTCAACGCCCCTGCCCCGTTGCCCTCGTCATCTCGTTGGACAATAAAGTTAGAGCCGTCCTCGAGCCACACGACAAGTCCTCTGTCGTGCCACCCCATGTCTTGTGCCTCATCAAGCGTTTGATACCTTGCATACTTAATGCGTTTGCCTATGAGAAAATCCCTTGCTTTGTTATCCCAATAGTTCGTTAGTTCTGCCTCACTCATACTAATTCTCCTCTATAAAATATGATGAATCATCTGTTTCAGGTTCGTAATCATCTACTTCTACCAAAGCATTTTGGAATGCTTCATCACGATTCTTGCCTGTCACTCGAAAGGTTGTTGTTTGTCTTTTTTCGTAGGTAACATTCCATGTTTTTAATTTACTCATGCGACTTCCTCCTCATCAAATAAAAAATCATCTCTCGTTAAACATTGAACATCAATAAGTTCAGCTAACGCCTCGTCTTCTGTGCCGTTCAACACAGCGTCCTTGATGTCATCAAACTCGTAGTATGCGTCACCTGAAAAGGTATCGTATACCCCTCCGAATCCCATACCTCCCTCGAAGTATGTCATGTGGAATGCGAGGTTTTGTTTCTCGTATTTCTGTTCGCAATAGCGTAGCCATTGGATTGGTGGTGACCATGCTGAATCAAAGTCGAGTTCAATCTCATACTCTCGGTTTTTGTCGTCTGCTGTGCAAGTCAAGTCACCAAGAATGTCGTCACTCCAAACGTCCCACTTCGTTCCCCAATTTTCTACGCGCCAATACCACCACGCTCTACCTTTGTCCTCTTTCTCACCTTTCCAATTAAGGACGTCTATCTTCTCGTAGTCAGGCTCAGGATACAGCAGTCCGAAAAGCCCCACGCCAACATAGTGACCTTTGTCGTCTTTTTCGGCTTCTGTTTCTAGGTGTGTCTTAATCTTTCTGTATAACAGTTTGCTGTTTGTTTTAATACTTATAGAATTGTTGCACCAATTAGGCATGTTGTTCTCCTTTGTTAAAAAAGTATTTTCCGTTTTGGTCGACCACTTGTTGTATCACAGGGAAGTTTCTTTTCTGTGCGTTGTAAGTCTTCTCATTTTTATAGTCCCAACAAAGTGAGAGTTTCCTTAATGATTCGATTGGACTGATAAGTTGTCCTTTCACAAAGTCAAGCAGTTTATTCTCGGTTGCCATAGCCGTTTCAGGTATGGCTTCTATAACAAACCATTCTTGTTCGTAGTCATCAAATGTTGCTATGGTTGATAGTTCTAAGTTCTTCATGTTTCTCATAATTTCATTCCTTTATAAAGTTTTCCACTAACCTCACAGTCAGTATAGTAATTGCCCTCATCAAAACATTTTCTACATAAACAAGAATACTCCCCCATGTTATAGGGTTCTTCTATATCACCATGCCAAAAGAAATCACTTGGATTAAACTCGCTGTTTTTATCTTCATGCCTATCTTTAACACCACATTTATCACATTGATTCATGTTATGCGACCTCCATGTATTCAATCTCGACTTGTTCAGGTTTACCTACAAGTTGCAAGATAAAGTTGTTGTCCCCAAAGCCTACAAGTTCGTCCCCTGTATTGACTTGGTTTTTAATCTCTTTCCATTCTGATTCATCAAAGTAGTAGTAAATATTTTGATCGAAATCACTCTCGTAGAACGAGTCGGTAAAGTGATAATCGTCAGGCATGATGGCTACATTCACCACTTGCTTTCTCGGTGGTGCTATCTCGCCCTTGACTATGTCCGTATATATTATGATGACTTCTTGCACTTTAACTGTTTGTTTCATTTTCACTCTCCTTAAGTCTTTCGTTTGCTAATGTTTCAATGTCGCGCAGTTCAATCTCCTCCACGACTCTCTCTTGTAGTTCAAATCCATTTTTCTTGGCATGTTTCTCAAGTATCGGATAAATTTCGTCATATATTTCCTCGTCTACATAGCCGACTGTTTCAGCGTATGAATGTCGGTATTGGTAAAATATTTCTATTAATGGTCGTGCCATAGTTATACCTCCTCCTCTATATGACCTATTAAATATCCCTCTGTATAAACTTGCCCCTCCTCATACAGTCGGTCTACATACTTTTCTGCCTGTTCGATATTCTCTGCTTCGACCTCGTATTGTTGGCTCTCAAAATCTACTGTCACTACGAATGTTTTCATCTTTGGTTGTTTAAGTTTCATTTTGCGTAGTCCTCCTCATAAAAATTTATAGGTTGTAGTTCACAGTAACATTTTGTGTTTCTAACAAGCCATGTAGAGCATTCACCAAAGTCACTTTCGTCTTGTTCTTCATAATGAGAACAAGTTTGTTGGCTCTCATAGTCATGTCCATGTGGGCATGGGTGTAACTCGGTTATTTCTCCTGAACATACCTTGTTAAACACATTTGCATGGTCTTTGTTTTTCAAATCTAAAAACATCTTTGGTTGTTTAAGTTTCATTTTGCGTAGTCCTCCTCCATCATCTCGTCCATCTCATTGACAAAGTATTCTCTTATGTTTTCTTTAGTGTAAGGCACTCCGTCCCCTGTTTTTTCACCTCTTGTGTAGTCTAGGAATTTCGAAATGGCTCGGTCAACACAATAGTTTGCATGTTTAATGCAGTCTCGTGCTACGAAGTACAGGTGCATGTCGTTGCCTATCCATAACGCACAGTTCCACGACGCATAGTTTTTCCACCCGTTATACCTTTTGTTTTGTGTTTCAGTTCTCATTCTCGTTCCCCTTTGTCATTGATTGTAATCATGTCGACCGCCTTGAATATGTAATAAGTCCCCTTGTCCATTGGCAAGTCTTCGTCCCCAAAACATTCGACAGAACCCGCGATTGCTGAAAGTTTCATTCGGTCTGATGGGTTATCGATATTGACTGCAATATAATCGCCTATCTCGTCCCCCAAGTTGTCAATCCATTGGTGTAGTTTGCCTCCGTCCAACACAAAGTTCACTCCGTTCATGCTATATGTTTGCTGTTTCATTATGCGACCTCCTCGATTGAATAAATATGAACATCTTGTGTTTCTGCGATTCCCCTCTCCCAATATTGATTGTCATCTATTATATGTTGCACTTGTTCCTCTGCCTCTGTGCGTGATGTTGCCTTGACATATATGGTGTATGAGATAGTTTCCTCGACTGTTACTTTGTATTCCTCGACGCCTCGTTCTACCTCTCGAATAGTGCTGATGGTATTGTCAAGTTCCTCAATCCTGTTCACGATTCCCTCGTAGGCGATAATATCAACGCCCTCTTTTGTATCGAGTAAATCGTAAAGTTTCAAGCGTTCTAAAAACATGTCGGTTAGTCCTACAAATGTGTTCTCTTGGTTCATGATTAACTCCTTATTTAGAATAGTCATAATTGGGCGTAGGCAATTTAGGTAAAGTTGGCATGTCATCACACGCTTGTTCGATTCCCAAAGTTGTGCCTGTGGTTTTAATTTGGCGCATACAAAATGCGTAGGCTTCGCTACGTGTTTTGAATTTTTGGTCGCCCACCTTGTAATAAGCTTTAAGGTTATGTTGCTTTATAAATCTTTTGTCGTAGTCCATAATTTTTCTCCGTTTGTTAGTTGACATATTTTAATTTACTCTCATAATTCTCATATGTCAAGTATTTGGTTT